CCAAGCCATCCGGTGGTGATTGTTTACGGCACAACATCTTAAGCCGAATGGAGGTCATCCCTAGGGGCCCTCCAAACACAACAAACCAATTAATTACACATCTTCAGACTTCTATTGCCGGTAGACTTCCTCGAATCTGATTTGGCCGACCGAACGTCGAAGTCTTGCTCCGATTTTTGCTCTTCAGCATGGCGCACTGACAGAAAATCTGCATCTGCAGTGACGGGGGGTGAAAACTCACATAATTCGATGTCCATATCTAAATAAACATCTGCATAAGCTGTATCATTCGCGTCCGACCCGTTCTTGACACCCGCTATCATAAACACACCCGCAATGCCTTGACGTAAACTAGATGGGTTTTGCCCTAAAAAATTTAAGTCGGCATTGTCGAACGTTGCTGTAGTTGTTGTAAAATATTTGCGCTCCTTATCAACATCATTTGCACCTATTGCACAAGATTTGTACAATACTTCGGTGCACGAATTACTCAAACCACTCAAACCACCCTCGGTGGGACGCGCATTTGATGGCGTGCCACCCGAGGTTAGTTGATGTGTTTCGAGATACTCGATATCACCGGAATAAGCCAACGTGCATACAGCACTATTTTGAACATTGACTCGCGGCTGGACTGTCAGTCCTGCACGATTCACATAGTAATAGGTGAACATATTTACCAATTGACAAATTTGTGTTGGATAATAATAAACCATGTTCGGGGACACTGGCAAAATACCTGAACTGTGCCCTGAAACGGGCCCAGTTCCTCCTAGGTTAATAAAACCCAATGTATTTCCCACACCAGCTATATTTGCCACACCGATTTGACAAATTTTCAATTTGAAGTTCATGCGCATACATCCTGGCCGTCTACCTGCGCGAAACGTAACGATCATACCAGATTTACGATTTCTAGCATAGGAGAACGGCTCGTACATAGGCTCACGAACTTTACGTTCACGTGTTCTTCGAGCTCCAAAGCTCGCATATCCTCCACGCCCGCGGCCCCGTTGTTGCGGGCCGCGCCGTTGTCTGGCTCTGTTGAGCCGCAACTGTTTTTTCCGATTGTTTTCAGCAGCTTGTTGCTGAGTCAGACCTTTCTTGGTTAACTTCTGTTCACCAGGCATTTTACTAAGGGGCGGCTTAATGCGAACAGATTGTATGACTTCACGGTCTCGACGTTCCACGTCACCCGGTGTGTCATAATAGAGATTACTCTTCTTATAGGTACTCGGATTCTCAGCCATTCTGGCCATAACGTGGTCCTCGAACACACGATTTATGACCCCATTGTAATTCGGGTTACCTTGCAATTCTTGCTCGTCGGCGTGTTGTCGTAACTCCCGACGAGCACTACTCATAGGATCTAAGTAATACTCCATTAGAGGACCTTGGGTTGTGGTTCGCCGCCCAAGAAGCACATTATCTTCAACCATGTTTTTATTCGCAATTACAAACAATTAGCGAACTTAACATAATTTTCAAAATAATGTATTTGGTCCTCATGACAATATTCTTTAATAATATTTGAAGAAATCGGTCCGAAACAATAATTATCAAAATAATTTTCTAGTATCTCTTGATGAATTATACTAACATTAAAAACTTCTTCTACTATCTGGCGTGTGGACATTTGAATATCCTTATAATTTGGAACAATGTTCAATGACTCTATATATAGCCAACGATGATAAGCATCGATTGTCTGATCAACAATAGGTTTAAATCCCTCAGAACATCTCAGCATAGCACGAGCAAAGGATTGCACAACAGGACAACCTGAGTATTGGTAGATGAGACTTAATGCCTTCGACCTAACCAACCCCATCTTAATAACATTGGATGACCTGAAATACTTCATATTAGTCCATGCGAAATTCAAAATGACCTTTATAGGGTCACAAACTACAACTAAATGCGTTAAATCAAATATTTGACCACAAAAGGACGCATAATTCGGGGATTGTACAAACAAAAACTTGAGCTTAAATCCTAAACTATTCACTAAATCAGGAGTAAACATGGGCCCTACATAGGTGAAAATACAATCATCACCTTCTACAAGCAACCTAACATCCATGGCTCCTATCCTATTTAATAAAAACTTTGTAAGCATCAAGTTACTAAACCCGTTTCCTAAACTAGTGTTCATTTCGCCGGACATCCTGCGTGCCCTTATCAAAAATTTCCATTCTGTAAAGAAACACCTATTGAAATTCAAAAGTTGGTCGAGTAAACTAGAGAAATAGTGACCATCTGGTAGCAGTGAAAGACATTTACGATAAAATTGAAACTCACAAGCTAACATTATATCTCTAGTAAACGACGACTCAAAGCTCGAATAATCCGTCACAACGTACCTCCGCAAATTTTGGTCACGCGTCGCGACATCATTATACGCAATTTCCAAACCCAAAACATCAAGTATATACGCTGCCCGTTCAGGCACAGGTATCTTCTTGATGAAATAATTATGACCATACTCGGACTTCATGGAAAACAAATGGTTTTCAATAACCTTAAAAATAGGTCCAACTAGAACCTTGAAGTCGTCAGTCCTGGCCAATATAGCGCGGGGGTATTTATAAAATGGGTATGCCTCATTCTTAATGAAACATTTCACAATTAATGTATTCAAATCAAAATTCTTACGACCATCTGCGTAAGCACGATATAAGATGGTAAGCTGGTTTTTCTTTTTGCGAGAATATGTAGTTGCCTCAAGCCAGCTCTTGAAGCTAACATCAGTATTTATTGGGAGAGGTTCAACATTGTCGTCAACCCATTGGTTAACGTACTTGTCGAACTCTTGATACGCAGGTAGATTTTGTAAGGACTCATCTTTAACACTACCCACTCTAGCAACAAACGAATGATATTGATTACATCCATTATACATGTCCGGGTGAGGGTAAGCAGCGCCTTCAAAATGACATCCAGTTGAGAAACGTGCTGGCGATTTCTTATAATCAGCCCAATTAGGAACACTAATCCCGTACCCTTCAAAAACCTTATAATCGAGTCCGACATCTGATATGACGTACCCGTGTTTGACCCGGACTTGCCTCCCCCGTTTAAACGACCATCTAATGGTCGATCAGGCATTGCGCTCGCTGATACAAATCCCTTGATGATTTTAAATTTATGATAAGCTATTATCTTTGTATTGGGCACTATTTGCAAATCTTCATTTCTGCTAAACATAATGGGTGTCGTCAATCTCGAATTTGTCATCAAGTTTTCAAACGCAACCCAGTCTGAGCAGACTGAATCTGTGACCCCAGATTGCATATAATTCGCTAAGGCCTCATAAGAAATAGTCATATCTACAGACCGTTTATAATAACATAATTTGAACAACCAAAATAACTTAACGGAGTGTCTAACCTCAAAATTAACAACAACATATCGTGGATTCTTTACACCCAGTTTGGTGGACTTCTGATTGATAGACCGTTCATCGGTCTTGACAGATTCAATGGGCCTCAGGTACCTACAGGTAACCTCACGATAATTTGGAAACAAATAAAACGCATAAGGCACATGCTTAGAGGGCAAAACTTCCTCATAACAAAAATTCAAGTTATCATAAGCCTTATGACTATCATCTGCCACCTTCTCATCATCACCCAACCCAGCACCGGCATCTTTTGCTTCCGGTGCTGGGACCAAACTGTTTAAACGCTTTATCTCCACAAGTGATGACTCATATAATGCCTTATATTTATCCAACTCTGCTTTAAGTATATTTTGCTGCAGCAGGATGCCATCAACTCTCTTTGAAACAACGTCCATATGATTTTTCCACGATTCACATTGTTTTTGCATTGCATCTAATTTCTTTTGGGACTCCGAAACGTAATTGTGGTGCTCCACCATCAATTTTTTATAATCATCTTTCATTCGCACAAGATCTTTTTGCAATTGTTCTGCATCAGGCGCAATGTTGCATTTCAATTGTACATTCTTCAAATCTTCTTTCAATTTCAAATTTTCATCTTTAAGTTTCTTCAACGTAGTATCTTTCGGATCAAACGTCTGGTCATGTGAATACTTACACCTCCCATTATTACATTTACCTTGTGCAAAATAAACACAAGGTTTTGGGCTCTTACACTGATCATCACACAACCAAGACATACTCTTCTGCTCCCTACGTTTGGACTTCTCACGACGACATTTAGTACAGAATGCATTCTTAGTGCAATACTCACTACAACAAACACGCATGTCGTCTTCCAAAGGTCTAGCCTCACGGCATATATCACAAAACATCCAGGACTTATCATGCCGTGGAACTTTGCAAGACGTCGCCTTACCACATAGCAGCGTCTCGTCAAAATTCGAGTCATCAAATGCCCCACATGTCAAACACCTTATGTGCTCAAAACAATCAATTCGTTTCAGCTTACAATCATTCCATTTGCATTTAGCAAACAAAAAATGTCGTAACTCAACAAACTTCTTGTCGTGCTTGATTATTGACATGATACCATGTGTGTTTCGAAAGTTTTTTGAGATTAAATTCTCCAAATCTGTAAACTTATCTAAAACATCACTTGGCTGTGGTGGGGGCATCGCTTTAGTGGTAGTACTAAATTTTACTTTCTTAAGCGGTTTATGCGGCAAATCAGTGCCACTACTCACTGACGACCGCCCCAATAAACCCATCATTCTTTCAATAGAACTGGTGGGACCAACCGTGGCGGTTCCGGTTGATTTTATTTCTTCCTCATCGGATGCACCGAATGTAGGATTCCAATTAAACGGTATTGCTGATCGATTTTCAAAAGCCTGTATCTCTGAAGGTATCGGTGATGTACGCCCTTGAACGACACTACTCTTTTCAGTCATGCACTTTATATCCTCTGGCGTGTAGATATCCAAGAAGCCGCCTGAACTAAATTTGACGGTTTGAAAATCTGCACCCAGATTCTTAAATTCCCCATTAACCACCTTCGGTAATAGGTTAGTGCTACTGCCTCCAGAAGAAAGACTGTCAACAACACCGGCTGAACAATCTCCGCTGCTCCCAACTGTAGAAACAACGGGATTTGTGGACGTTGTGGGTTCATTTATGCTGAAATCGGTTAACTTTTGTATGACCTTATCCATGCAATAACAAACTGAATTGCTCAAGAAACGTCAAAC